CGGACCCTATCGTCCAGCATCGTCACCCATTGCTTCTTGACCGGACTATCCGGAGTGTCCGCTCTCTCCCCAACATTGAGAATCGCGTCGTTGTATACACGGTGCGTGTCCGTATCAACGACCCGAAACACATCGTCCGCAGTTCCGTTCTCCGCATCGAAGTATTCCGAAACGCGCTGCCGCCAGTCCTTATCGGCTATCTTGCGAAACACCGCTTCGTTCATGGAATCCGGATCGATGTCGATGACCCGATTCGGTTGGTCCGGTGCGCCCGGTTCTGTGCCGCCGAACGTAAATCCCAACGATTCGATGAAGTCCGAACCGAAGAGCATATCGTTTCCGGCTTCGTTTCCGTACATATACGCAAGGATCAGAAGTTCAAGGATCTCGTCGATTCGTTCTTCCTTGCGTTGTCTGCGTTGCTCGACGCTTCCCCGAAAGTCTGCGTCAAGTTCCATCCGCAGCGTATTCAGTTCATCGGTCGGCATTAAACGGTCCATATCGCTCCAAAAACGAAAAAGCGGCCAACAAACAAATCGATGTTTGTCAGCCACTAACTATCGGCTAATTAGTATTATCTTGTTTCGGTTTATTCCGGTTTCTTCGGCATGATCGCTGCGGACAGCAATCGTCTGCTCCGGACATCAATGATCTTCAGCACTCCGTCCTTAACGTACAGTTCTACGTTATGACCGGAACTCAAAATCTCGTTGATGAGTTTCTTTGAGTTCGGATAGTTTTCGATGTCAATCATACGGATCCACCACTATCGTTTTCGCCGTTAAAGTTATCAGTTTCGATAACTTTAGCTTCCCCTTCTCCAGCCGTTTCTTCCTCGGTCTTAACAGCCTGTTCCGGATCTCCCCAGATCATACGCAGATACTTCTCGGACATCTTGACATCGGCAACAGGATCGTTGGAAATACCGGACTTTGCAAATGCAAGCTGCGGATGCATACCGGCAGCAAGCATGGTCTGTGCTGCCTGTGCTTTCGACTGAATGTTCGCGGTTTCGTTACGCACAAAGTTCAGATAGAAGTCTATCAGCTTAATATCGAGAATGCCCTTCTGACGAAGGATGTGTACGAAGATTTCGTCAAAGTATCTGTTGCTTTCACGGAACAGATCTTCTGTGTTTCTCGCGGCAGAACCAGCCTGTTCCCATCCGTCACGGAAGATTACCGCGCTCCCGGTATCGCTTGTGCTTCTGCCGCCCTTCGTCGTGGTAGGCATGGAGCAGATACGAAGAGCCGTATCGTAGAGGTTGTCAACGAGCGTTTCGGTCTGCTGCTGGTCCAGTTCCTCGGAAAGAATCTTGAAATCAGCTTTATTCTCTCCGATGCTCTTCAAAGCAATCATCCCGGCTTCACGGATCTTGTTCGCTGTCACATCCTCTTCAAACTGGCAGTTTACCGCAACCGCAATACTCTGGATGAACTGCTCAACACCGTCAACACGGTTCGACTGGATGTTGTTGATAGCGTCGAGCAGATAGATAACCGGCTCAAACGCAGCCATGTTAACCGAATTATACCGATATTCGATGATCGGAATATATCCGAGCCGATTCGGTTCGATTCTGTCAACCGAGTTGGCAATCGCATTGTATGTCGGATACGGAGTAACCTTGCGCCCGACGATATGTCCGCTCAAACGGAAGATGTTCTCCTTCGTGAACACATCGATTGAAACTTCCTCGCTGTTGATTACCATGTTCACGCCAAACAGCGGTTTGTTTCCCGGTTTCATCGAATAAACAACGAACGCAGACCGAGGATCCAGCGCATAAGTCCGAACCGGAATATCCGGATCGTCGAACGGCTCGACATACAAAGCTGCCTTGCCGACGGTATGGAACCAATCGGCCAGCTTGTTGTCGGCATCCTGTTTCCCGGACCGATAGAGGTACTCGTTCAGCTTATCGACCTTGCGCGACTTGCCACCTGACCGGCTGATATAGAATGCCGGTTCCATAAGGAAGTAGCCGTTCTTGAATGTTACGATTTCCTCTGCGTGGTTTTCGACAACCTTGTTCAAGATGAACGAGTTGCGGTCCTTTTTCCTGTTCAGAATCGGCTGCAAACCGCGCCGATACCAGTACAGATACTCCTCTTCCATCACGTTCTGGAGATGGTAGACGAGTGCAGAATTGACCTCATCGAGAACGTTATCCGCTGTGATCTCGTCAACAGCAGAAAAGATGTCACGACGGCCAAAAAGGAAACTGGCAATCTCTTTGATATTCTGTTCAGTTGTGTTCGGAGAAATCTGTTCCATTCGCACCAGCTTATATCGTCACAAATGTGTTAAATTCCCACCAAGAAGGGGGACGGCCAATGTTTGCTTGCCGACCGCCGGGCAAGGAAGGGAGGAGAAAGACAATGCCCATTTCAAGGGAATGCCCCGGAGTACACCATGCTCCATGGAATATTGTACTCATTAAAAACGCAGGTGTAAAGTAAAATACCTTTACATTTATGAACAAATTGTAAATATGGCAAGTATTTTACTTGTCAGAACGGTCTTCTCATGACTTCGACGCGACCGTTTTCGTAGCTTTGCACAAAGTCGGCAAGCATACTGAATGCGTCCGGAACATCGTCGTGCTTGTTTTTGCCGCCCATCGTGTATCCGGTCAAGAAATTCATCGCGGTTCGATATTCCTTGTCGTATTTCGATTCATCGAGGAACAGGCAGTGCAGTTTGATGAACGGCGAATCGGTTATGATGCGCGTTTCCTTGTTCGACTGCGACCATTTCGTTGTGATGTTCGTGATGCCGCCCTTTTCGCGCACTCTCTTCTGAATCGATTCGGCAACACGACCTGCGCCACGGTTCGACTCAAAGCGGCACGACTTGACCTTCCGGCTGACAAGCGTTTCGACCAGACGCGCCTCGACATACTCCGGTTTACCGTTGTCGCAGATAATCTTATCGATATAAAAATCGTTCCCATATCGATATGCAATCGGCATGACGCAGTAGTCCGGGCCGGAATCCTTGGTATCGCAGACCGCAATGATGCTGTCCGGTTCGTCATCAGGAAGTTCAAAGTACCGACGCAGTTCAGATGCTTCGTAGAGTGTTCCTTCACGTTCAATCGGTTCGTTCATGTATAACGCTCTCCATGATGCGTCATCCATGATCTCGCGCTGTTCGTGATAGAACTCCGTGGTAAAACCAAGGTTGTACGGATAATCGAAGTTGCTTTCGTCGTTATCGTCCACTGCCGGGAACGCAAGAAACTCCGCTCTCGGATCGTTCTCATACTGCATCTGCAACCGACCTATCGGATCCCAAATCGACCATCTTGTGGCTATGTGCAGCTCAACGCACTTGCCAATCTTTCTCTGGCGCAAGTCTGTGTAATACTGCTGCCACAGTTTATCGAGCCTGTCCTTGGACATAGCCGTTTCGATGCCGTCAACCAAGTCATCACAGTACAGAATCTTGGAGCATCGAACCTTACCGGCGTTGCCCGAACCAATGGAAGAGAACTCAAACGTTTCAAAGCGTTTTCTCCGTGCCAAGTCGATTCGCATATCCTTGCTGTTCGTGTTGGCTACAAACGCTTTCGGAAACACATCTTTGTACAGATATTCGCCGTCCGGATCCAGAACACGAAGGATCTCTTCGTACACGCCATGAAGGAATCCGTTGCTGTGAGAACCACCAAGCATGGAAAGGTCAGGACTCTTCCCCATAATCCATGTCAGGAAGAATATTGCGATTGTGGTCTTTCCTGTTCCGGGAGGCATAGATATTGTAAGCAAGTCCAAATCGCCGTCACCGAGCCGTTGCAATGCATCAACAATCGGTTTAAGTTGTTTGCGCCGCGGCTCATAGAACCGCTTCCGTGGCTCTCTATCCCATTCGATGTATCGGCAGTATGCGTCAAGGTCATACGGAGCGTCGAAAAGCAATGTCCTCTTGTACAGATCCGGAATCAAATTCGACGCATCGCCTGCTTTGATGATCTCCGCACAGGTTTTCCTGATCTCTGCGTTCCATTTCCGTGACTCCTCAAACCGAGCCGAATCGTAGCTTGGATCTCCGTCAACGTACACCGCATCAACTTCCCGAAGCTGTCGCACCAGTTCAAACGCATCGACCAAACCGAACTGGTCATCCCATGCCCTTTCAATCAGCCTGCCGATGATCGCGTTGTATCGATCTGCTTCGTTTTTGTACTCCATGCTGCACCTCCACCCTTTTTGTTTTTCCGAGATTTTTGCAAAAATAAAAAGGCCAATACGGACTGTTCCGTACTGACCTTCTAACTCTTCGGTCTATTCGACTATGCTGTTTTCATATGTGCTGTCTTACTCTGTCTTATGCCGTCTTATCCTTGCAAATCTTGTACCATGTAGTCTTACCGACTCCAAGTGCCTTGTATGCGTCTGCGGCACTCATCTCACCCGATACAACTCTGCAACGTAAGGCTTCAAACAATTCGGAATCGAACTCGACCGGCTTCCGTCCCTCGCGGTAGTCCGGATCGTTCGCTCTCTTGTACGCCTTGCCAGCAGCAGTCCGCTCCACGATCAGGTCGCGCTCAAACTCGGCAATACCGGACAGGAACGTGATAATCAACCGACCGACCGGAGTGTTCTCTACCGTCCCCATGTTCATGATCCGAACCGTGATGTCCCGGTCGATCAATGCGCGAATCAGGTCGATAACGCCTGCCGCAGTCCTTCCGAGCCGATCTAGCTTCGTCACCACAACCGTGTCACCCGGCTGCAGCAACGCCATCAGCTTATCAAACTCCGGTCGGTGCATCTGCGTCCCGGTGTAGCTGTCCGCAAACACCTGCACCGCACCAGCCGCTTTCAGCACATCGGTCTGGTCTGTCAAACTCGTTCCGTACCGGTCCTGTCCGACCGTGGATACTCTCGCGTAACCGTATACCATACTGGCCTCCACTTACTCATCCGATTCGGTCTTGCTTACACGAACCGACCGCTCACCTTCAAGAAGAATCTGTCCATCCGGGCGTTTCTTCCTCGGCTGCTTCTTCCGCAGCACAATCTCATACCCCAACGCCTCGCAATACTCATACAGTTTGTTCACTGTCATACTGCTTGCGGACAGTTTCCGACTCACAGCCTGTTGCGACTGACCGAGCCGGTCTGCAAGGTCTTGTTGCCGAAGCCCTTCCCTATGCAGAATCTCCTTGATTGCTTCCTTCTGCTTCATTTTACGCATCCACTTCCGACTTGTCCAGCCGAACCGACCGTTCCCGATCCGGTCTGGCCTTGTCCACAACAAGCTGACCTGCCTGACGCTTGCCAGCCGTTTTCTTCTTTTGCAGAACCAGTTCGTACCCGGTCATCTCGCAGATCCGAATCAGCATATCGGTTCCGATGTTACCGTTTGACAGCGGTTGGCTGATTCCGGACGGTCCGCTGTATCCGAGCCGAGCCGCAAGCCATCCCTGCGTCTGTCCCATGTCCTTCAGCATCGTGTTGACAGCTTTCCTTACATCCATTGCATTAACTCTCCCTTCAATTCCCTTCAAATCTTTCCAACCGAACCGGATGAATCGCTCCGTTCATGCCGTCCGGTTTGTCCGGTTTGTTCCTTCGTGTAACACTTTACCACAATAACATGGGACTGTCAATACCCAATTTACTGCTTCCGAAACTTTTTTCCGAATCGGTGTATGTGATGCTCCTGTTTCCGCTCCGATCCGGGCTGAATCGTCGAGTTGTACGAGTTGTACATAAAAATGGCGATGTACAACTCATGTACAACTTTTTTCAAGTCCCGAAACGCCCTAAATTACTGACTTTTTTATTAAATATTTTAAAAAGTTGTACAATTGTACATAAATTCCGTGAATATATCCCCTTACGCGCGAGAAAAATAGAGATATATTCTTCAAAATCATGTACAAGTGTACAAGTCGCTCAAAAAAGCCCTAAATTACTGGGGTTTTCAGCACTCCGAAATTGTACACGGTATGTACAACTGGGGGGTCTTTTTCAATTTTGCGGCAATTTGGAGAGGTAACCCCGGCCCCGGCTGCGCTCCCCTTTTCCCCCACCGGTCCCCCTTTTTCGATACGATCCGGACCCGATACACCCGGCGCGCGTTCGGTAACTGTGCAGTTCGCGAACGGCCTTTTTGCACTGTGATATACCACAAAAACGTGGCAAAAAACAGTTGACAAACCACATAATTGTGGTACAATGAACACAGTTGAACGGCCACGGCCGAACGCCCCAATTTGCATCGGGGCGAACGGCGGCCGGGTTAGCACAAAACATAATCAATCAATCAGGAGGAAAGAACAATGGAACGCAACGAACTGAAAAACTATCTGGAAAACATTTACACCGAACTGAACTCTATTTACGAGGGCAACGCAACAAACGGCGACGGCGAACAGGCAACCTTTTACGATTATTTCGAGGACCCACTGGACTATGAATATACTATCGGCGCGGACGGTTCGTATTTGGGCGTTCGTGTTTATGTAACATTGGGCGGGCCGAACGTATGGATCGATACGCGGCGCGGTGAAATCGGCGGCGCGTGGGGGACGGATCGGGCGGATCGTTGGTTGCCATCCGAAATTGCAAACGAGATTGACGCTATTTTTTCAGAATACTACGAAATGACGAAATAAGGAGGCATAAAGCAATGAAATATAGCAACGTTTTTAACGAGATTTACAACAACTTGAACGATGGAAAAGTCTATGCAACCTGGATCGAAAACGTTCGTTTTCCAATGTATTGGACTGTATTACAAAAAGTATCAGGGCGCAACGGCAAACCGTTGATTGAGTGGCGCAACGCCGGATCAAGTTGCAACGGCTTTACAAAAAAGGATCTTGCGTGGCTGCTTGATACGATTTTTAAAACCACCCCTGAGCAGTTTGTCGCCCGATATGAGTGTATTACAGAATACGAACGGGTCCACGCTATTCACAACGGCGTTAGTTATGAAAACGTTGATAATGGATATACTGACGCATTTTACAATATTTGAACAGGAGGAAAGAAAAATGTTTTACGCTGCATATTATGATAGAGGATACAAAGTCTTAGAGTTTGACGCAAGCAAGGCGCGGCGCATTGGAAATTATTTAGAGTATAACGGCTGGATTTATGGCCCTGCGGACGAAATATTTACTTGCGAACAGGGCGCGCTGCTATGGATCGGAAAAGAATATGGAAAAGCGCGGGCGTTTCAAGTTACATTAGAACAGGCGCAAGGAACGGTTGCAGCCGGAACGCTGAAAAGGCGGTGTACAATATGCCGGTATTAATCATTGCTATTATAGCGATAACGATCCACTGTATCAAACGCCGTTGCAAGCGTCGCAGAAATCGCAGAACGGCGCGACGGATCCCGGAACGGATCCCAACGGTCCGAACGGTTGCACAGATCGAAAAGGAACGGCGCGAACGCGAAAAAGCGGAAAAGGCCGCAGAAAAGCAAGCTGCAGCGGACCGGAAAAAGGCTTTACAGAAAAAACAAGCGTATGAAGATATAGCGCATTTGCAGCAAATGCAACGCGATATTTTAACCGCTTATAGCGTGGATCTTGCAACCGTGAACGACGCGACGCAAGGGGACCGAAAACGCTGCGCGGCGTTTGAACGGAATATAAACCGGGACTGCAAAATCAGATCGATACAGAAAAAAATTGAAAAAGCACAGTTTATTTTAACGGAACCGTAAAAAGGTTCCGTTTTTTATGCCGTTCACAGCGTCACATAACGCCCCGGAACGCCGCGAACGGTCCACGCCGGTATAATCCGCTGCGGATCCACCGGAACGGCCGGAAACAGCGTCACAGCGCGTTACAGCGCAACCCGGCGCGGCGTTCACCGGTCCGGAATAAACCGCCCGAAATAGGCACTTGCTGTTTTAACGCGCTCACGGCCGATTTTAGCGGTTTATCAATTTTATGGCATAGTTACCCATGCAAGGCGCAAAAAGCCGTTTTTGACCGTTTCACAGCGTCACAGCCGTATTTACAAGTGTACAGTCCGCGCCGTCACGGTTTACAGTGGATCCGTGTATATGCAACCGTTTTAGTGCGCTATGCTTATTTTGCATAACCGTTATGCTGTAGATGTCGGTTAAACGTATCTAACACCTATTCGATACAGCCTGTATCGATACAGATTTACTGATTGCGGCCCTTTTCAACCAACGGTTGACCGGCCGGACCCGGCAGCACCGGGCCGGGGCAGAAAACTCCACCGTGAGCAGAATTTTCCACGAAGTGCCGCATAACCATTTCTGCACTCTTTCTGCGCGATTTTCTGCGGAAAAATTATTTTGCAGAAATTCGTTGGAATTTTCAGGAACTTTTTGCCACGAATTGTCCAAGTATTCCCGAAGAAAAATGCTACAAGTTTTCGCGGAATTTCTAAATATAATCCATTCCGATTCGGTTTGGGATTCCCATAAAAATCTGCAGTTTTTCCGGGAAAGTTTCCGTGGAAAGTCCGCACCGAATCCATCACGTTTTTCCTTGGAAAAATGACCAAATTTGCACAAAAGTCCTTGGAAAAATGTGCAGAATTTTCACAGGAAAATGGGCAACTTTTCCGGAACATTTTCTGCAACTTTTCCGGAACAAATCGGAGAAAAAACGCCGAGATTTTTCCGTATCGTTTTGCATCGGTTTTCCAGGAAGTAACTTCCCTGTTGCTTTCCGGCTTAACTTCCCTATAACTTCCCTATTTGGAAAATCCGATTTGCAGAGCCGGTCCTGTTAGACATAAAAAGAACCGCACGTTTTCATGCGGTTCGGTTAAATTGTTCTGCCTGTCCTGTTCGGTTTGTTCTGTCTGTTCGCGTCCGCCACAGGACGGTCACTTTAGTGTTTTTCGCTCGTTTCCTATCGTGCCAAATCAAGTTTTCTTGCGTCGAGCGAACAAGTTACTGTCTGGACATCCTTGCCGCTTTTAACGCCGCTTTCTGCTGCTCTGAAACGATACGTTTCGGCTTGGTCATGTCGCGGATCGTTATGGCCGAATGGTCCGTCATAGTGAATGTCCAATCAACCTCTTCACCATCAACGCGACCGACTCCGGTCTGTTTCCAACCGCACCGACGCAGTTTGTCTGCGATGTGCGGCATATTCGTCCATGCCGTCCATTCGCGTGTTATTCCATCGAGATACAGATGTGTTTCTCTCTCTTCTGCAAGATATCCCATGGCTTAATCCTCAATAATATCCTTGTACTTTTCTGCGATGTCCTTACCGGAAACCAGTTCGCCAAGACCGGATTCTCGCGTTACAACGTGTTCAGTCTGGTCTTGCAGGTGGTCGAAGTTCTTGCCGTAGAAGATGCCGATGACCGGATTAATTTGTCCGTTCTGCACAAGGTTCTCGCGCGATGCGGAACAGATAGCCGTGACCTCTTGCATCAACTTCTTATGTTCAGGAGATCCGTGTGTTCCAGCTGCCCAGTCTTTCGCGGTTCGGGACGGAATACCCATTGATGCGTATGCTTGCAGGTTGCCGATCTTCGTTTTGGTTTTTGCACACAGTTGCAAGTATGCATAAAACCGTCTGCGGAGATCGTCCGGATCCCTGTCATTCGATCCGCTGCCGATTGACGCGACCGCCAGCGCGAACACCGTGTATCGTGTCGGATCGGTCAGTTCGTACTGGTTCACAGCGTCCACAGCTTCGTCGAGCGTCTTAAACCGATAATCTTCTCCACGCGCAACTTGAACGTTATCCCATTCGGCAAGCTGCTCCTCACTCAATACAGGTTTCGGCCGTCGGTTCCCACCGCTTCCTTTTCCACCCATTATAACACCTCCGCTTCGGATCGGTGCGCTCCGTCCGTTCCGTTCTGCACCGATTCGGTCTGTTCTGCTTCTTCTGCGTCTTCTGCATCTCCCGGTCTGTACCATCCGATGAGTTCCCCATCCTCATAGACGAGCCGGATGAGATCCAGTTCAACGTACTCATGTTCGACCTCGCCGGGTTCGGTCAGTTCTTTCTTGATTCGGTTTAACATATTAGTCCTCACTTTCTGATGTTCCATTCAAATCCAAAGTCGGAACGTTTTATCTTGCATTGCGGTTCTCCGTCTTTCCAAAACACGATGCCCTCGATATAGTTCTGTTTGAGATAGTCGCGGATTCCCTCAAATGAACGCGGCACTTCTATCACACGCGTTCCATGCCGCTCCACAATGTCATCGGACAGACCATACGGATTGCCTTGGAAATGAGGCCCGATTGCTTCATACGTTCCGTCCAGTAATTCCATCGGATAGTTCAAGAACGCTTGCACAAACCACTTATCTGCCGGATTTGTTTCGTCCACCTTGACCCAATGAGGATGATGTCCTGTAATCGGATCTGGTTCGCAACAGGGAATTGCTCCGACAGGCGGTTTCTTCCCTTTTTTCGCGTCGTATCTTTTGTACAACACTCCGTCGATGATAGCGCAACACGATCCGTCGATTTTCACTGTTGCGATTCCATCACCGTTCAGAACCCACTCCATGCCATCCGTTACGGTCGGTTCGATACCGACTACCTTGTGATTTTCATAGATGCGATTGA